AATCAATAGTTACATTGGTTTGGCCAGAGGCGCTGGTAGTATGAATTTCCCTAAAATCTGTCCTATACCGAAGACCTTTTTCTATCCTAGCATATGACTCAAAATAGGCAGACTCAACCTGTGAACTATCAGGATTAACATAGGCAGTACCATCCAAAGTCACCGCAAGGGTGGTGTAATAGTGTTGGTCTACTATGGGACCTGGTGGGGCACGGAAAGGAATCCAACTAAACTTGGAAGAACTTTCCCAACCATATTGAAGTTCCCTAACTCCTACCCCTGCACTTATGGATAGATACTCGGGGAGAATTGCAAAAATGGTATTGGAAAAAACCCCATCTCCACGGAAATACTCGTTAGTAGTTCCACCTCCAGGAAGTCCCGACGCAGTAGAGTTTGTAGGAGTAACCAAATCCCCGATATCGAGGAGGGCCTTAGTAGAGCTAATTGCCTTCATAACTACCTGTACGTAGTCAGTAGGCGCTATCTTTACCAAATCTCCGGCGGTTCCCAGGAAGTAATACTCACCATCCGATAGACCTCCACTATCCCCTGTAACAGCATCCCACTCTGCGGTGGACAAAGTAATCGTACTACCACTGGCAGCCACTGCCATGAAGGCATTAGCATTTATGACAAAACTTACTACGGCATCGCAAGCCAAAAGTCCACTAGTCTTGTCTGCCTTAACCCATGCCGGCCCACTTACACTTCGACTAATGGCTTGTCCAACGATAAAGCCGTGCCCTGTTTGGGACACTATCAGGGGAGTAACTGCCCCTCCCGAACCATTCCCCTCCCCCGGAACGGTTCGCCGTCCACCGTCACCACCCACACCTCTCCTACTCCTCCCCGGAGGGCCTGATGCACCCACGGCACCAGTTGCACCGGGCGCCCCATCTGCACCGGCAGCTCCATGTGCCCCAGTAGCTCCAGTAGGTCCCCTCAGATCTAAACCATTACCACTAGCAGGGAAGGCCGTACCATCCCAAACATAGATCAGGTGATCGGAGTCTAACAGGTAAGCTTTGCCTGCATCCCCAGGGCCTAAGCCCGCCGGGAGAGCAGCATAGTTAGGGAGTCTACCACTTAGAAAGATACCCTGACTTGTGGTATTATTTACCCCAAACCTAAGGCTTTGGAACCACCTATTCCACGGCTCAGAAACGTGTACATCCTCCTTACTTAGGAGGGGAACTGGAGTAGGTACTGGTTCTATTGGCTTGTTAGCCATTACAAAGACCCTATGTCAACTTGGATTTCCATATACTGCATACAACGGGGGGCTAGGAAATCATTGATTAGGAATCTCCAAGCCCTACGACGGAAACTACCTCCTCCAGGGAATGCTGGGTAGGGCAGCCCCATGTCGATACTCTGAGGGGAACTCCAAGTCTGGTAATCATCATCGGAGGTTTGCATGGTGATAATCCTCCCCGGTACAATGTCCCCCGTAAAGGCAGTCATACTCAACTGTTTGGTACGAGCAGTTCCTCCATCCCACCTCGGGGAACGGATTGTCATTGGGATACTATACCCCACGAAGGGGGTAAATCCATATTTTGCTTCCTGTATGAAGTCGGCATTATAGTCTGAGTCCCATACGTAGATGGATCCATTACTCTCATGCTGAGCGAGGAAGGGAACCCCAGAACCTCCTGTTACAGACACAAAGGGGAGGTAGTTACCATCCTTATCCGTCCATTGGAACCACATATCCTCATTAAAGTCGTACACTAGGGTGAAGTTTAAATCCTTTAGCGTAAGACCATAAAAGGTGTGTCCAGCGGTAACTAGATGCCAGGAGTATACATGCTTAGTACCATCCCCAATGACGATACTATTTAGGATTCTCTCAATGGCAGGGGTACTAATTACCTTAGGTCTTGTGTTCTCCATGTAGACTACTTGGTAACGTACATCCTTAGTTACCCCTACCCATACTAAAATTTCCCCTATCCTCTGCACAGTATTTGGGTCGGCACAACCAATAGAGAAGTAGAGGTTCTCCGCAGGAGCCAGAGGACTGCCCGTTGCATTACCTGCATCGTAGAAAAACTCTGTACTATTTTCCTTTAAAGCCACTACATATCCAAGTTGCTTGGCTAGGAAAATACCCCCTTCAGGAGTCATCTGGGCCGTGATAAAATTCAAGGGGTCCCAAGAGGTAGGTCCATCTACAGAGTTAATGGCACTACCATAAATAATAGCACCCCCCGAGGTAGGCGTCAACGTACTCTGCATAACGTAGAGGGTACCATCCAGATAGGAAAATCCTGGAGAAGTAAAGGTAGGGTAATCAGAATCCGTAGTGTGAAAGGGGCCAGTTACGGCCTGGTTTAGGTCGATAAGATAGGCATCTGCCCCATTCCCGACAACTGTTCCTGGCTTACCCCCCATCACAGAATCATAGTGGACGGGGATATAGGTAGTTTGTACCCCCCAGTTAATCAAGGGAGTGGTCGGATTATGATACTCGTAAGTTACCCCACCGAATGTATAGTAGACAAAGCCTCCCCCTCCCTGGTAGATGCCTCCGCCGAAGGAAGGGAAGCTTAAGGGAAAGCCAGTAGGATGTAACCACAAGGAAAATCCTGGCCTCCGGTAAACACTAGTAACTCCAGTAGCCTTATCCTTCTCCACATAGCAATTAATGAGGAGACCGTCCTTGTTGAGGGTAGTATCCCTAGTATCAATATTCCAGCCTACTGGAAGCCTTGCAGGTACCTTAACTGTTGGGGCTTGGTCTGCCATTACCTAAATCTCCCATACCCTTGATACATCCGCACATCTACATTTAAGTAAGTAGCGGCATCCTCAACGTCCCAGCCCTCCAACTGTTCCCGGTAAATACGAGCATTATTAGCACACCTATCCACGATTGCCTGCGGTTGCCCTGTACAAATATCCTCCGCAAGGGCCCATCGGAGGGCAATCCTCCACTCTTGGGGGAAGGAGGTTCCATCTGTGAGGTTAACCGGATTGGTAGATTGTAGCTGCATCAAAAGGACACAATACTCAGTGGTAGCCTGAGCATCATCCGGAGTTGGCCAAAGGTGGACAAGTAAGGAGTCTGAATTCTTCACCACCATATAGCTATTGACAAATCCGGTGTTCTGGGTGGTTGAGACTTGACCTAACCTCTCCCACTCATCCACACTTAGGGGTACAAGAGGGCGTCTTATCTCAGTGGTAATGTTCTTGCAATACCCCTGTAAGACCCTGCTAGGTTTAGGTATTCCAAAAGGGTCTGGTTGTAGGGCATTGAAGTAGTAGGCTTCCGTATTTGCTGTCATTGGGAAAAGAATTTCCTGTTGCAGCCATAACTTCAATCCATAGGTTTGCCAAAGGTTAATGATATCGTTTAGGCGTCGCAGATTCTTAGCAATTTGATCGCTGGTTGGCTGCTGACCATCCTGTAGAATTCCTGCATCAACCATGGCATCATTAATGATCCCATAGGCAGTGTTACTTACACTGGTACCAGTTGCCATAGGTCACCCTACTTGGGATACTGAACCTTCAGTTTAGTACACTCCACGATGACAGCAAAGGTGAGGAAGCCGCCTGTCTGAGCCGTTAGACCAGTGGCTCCAGAGGTACTCCACCAGATATCACCAGTCTTCCCTACTCCAGCATTATTGGTGATACCTCCGAAATTAGCAAACTCCGCATCGTCCCCTCCCGAAACACCATAGAAGAGGATTGGAGTAGTAGCCTTCCACCAAAGCTGGACGTCCAAGGGGCTTCCGTGGGGAAGGGAATATTTCACCCTGTCCACGCGGAGAGCCAGGCAGGGCGGACTCATCGTGGTAATATCTGTCAATTGGGTAAGGGCGATATCAGCCGGGGTACCGGACATATCAATCTCGCCGGTAAGGCGGATGACAAAATTCCTATACCCATCCCGAAGGATTTGGGTGTTAGAGGAATTAGCCATTATTAACGCTCCTGGGCAGCGAACTGAAAGTCTGCGGTACCTGTGATAGCTGCTGCCGTGGCACCGTTACCAACAGCGAGTGTGGGATTCAAGAGGACTGCTGTCTGAGCTGCCGTTAGGTCGGAGGCTTTAATGCCGAAGTTCGGGCCAAGGGTAGCAGTGTTTTGCCTCTTAGCGCCCTCAAGGCTATTGCCAACAAAAGCACGGATATTTCCAGCCCTATCAACATAAAAGCCAAGGTCAATGTCTGTGGCAGCAGCAAAGCCACTCTGAGCGGCGGTAATAGTGGTACTACCAATGGTGGCGCTACCAGCTCGATTTGTCAGGACAAAGCTGGTAGAGGCGGCAGCCTTACTAAAGTAAATGCCGTCCGCAACAGCGGAGAGAGGGGTGGTAGTAGTATTACAAAGGCCAACGAGGATAGCCTGCGTGGTGATATTCTCGACCTGGAGGCGCACGAGGTAAAACAACTTCTTCCCTGCGACAATCTGGAAAGATGCCGTGCTCAACTGGAGGGAACAGTAGTTACCTCCTGTTGCACCAGTAGTAAGGAGAATTCGACCGCCAGAACCCTTCGCAGCAGTGGCAGCTACTGTACCGGAGTTTGGAGAGGTGACAGTGTAGTCGCCACTATTGTAGTGGATAAAATCATCGTCATACTGGGCGTAGAAGAAGGGATCGGGCACACCGCAGTGGCCGAGGGGCTGGAAAGAGGCAGCGGGGGTGACACCAGAAAGGAAGCGAGTCGGACTTGCCATTGGTTTCTCCAGTAGTGGAACGCCTAAGGAAAGGCGCCCTCCTCGGGCTAGATTTCAAGGATCCAGGAAAGGATGGTATCCAGAATCCGAGGAGGGCGTTACAGCTGCCTGGGTAACAAATTGTTACTGAGCCTATCTCTTTTTGCGGTACTTTCCTTCTCTTTTATCTGCTGCCAGGAATTCCCTAGCCACCTTCTTTTTCTTTGGTGATACACCTGCCATATGAGCCATCGTAGCCCAGTAATTATGAGCCTTGCGAGTTGGGCTAGGCATGTGTTACCTCACGGACCATTCGAGCCGTAGATACCACGCGGATCAGTATTACCCAGGGAGAACCGCATGTACGTAGCAGCCTTCGCATTCTTGGTATCGAAGTCATTGTCCTGATCGAACTGAGGCTTCTGACGCCAAAACATGGTCATGCCGGAGGGGACATTGGTACGAACAAACCACGCCTGAGGAGCCGTAAAGTAATGGTTCAGTTTGATCCCCTTTGGCAATGCATTCGTTGCCTTGAGGGCATTGATTGCATTGTTGGCGGTATCATTCTGCAACACTGACTTTAGGATGCGATTGGCGTTGTACAACTCACTGGGGGCAATGTGGAGGGACATACCCTGACCAGCGATCTTGAGGCCGCGATCCATGGTCATCTGCATGATCTGGATGTTGATATCCTCAAGAGCTGCCTCAGAGAGGTCTGCGTCCGGACTTAGCCGATTACTGAAGGTACCGCCACTAACCTGCACGTGTGCCGTACTAATCAGGGGCTGACCGTCGGCATTCTTGAAGTAGCTACCCGCGAAGGCATCATTATACACGAGGGCCGCCACCGTCTCCACCGTCTGATTGATGGAAAAGGCATTCGCCTTTGCGCGTCGGGTCGCCACTTCCTTGTAGAGGTTATCCTGCAACTCCTCATGGGTCACGATGTAGCCGAGGGCATAGGCAACGTGCGTGTAAGTGCTCACGAAACCCTGCTGCTCGCCGTCATACTGTACGGGAGCGCCCTGTCCCTTCACCGTTGCCAATCCAAAGCCAGTAACCTGGACGTCCTGCTCGTATGCCTTCTGACTACCCTCCACATCGTAGAGGTCCTCGTATTCCTTCGGATGGGAAGCATAAATCTGCCCCCACACCGTATGAATACCTGGCCACAGCAACTTAGGATGGGTACCAGTATTAATTACGCCTGCCATTTGTTATCTCCCAATTAGACGCCGGCAGCGCCGGTACCATGGCCAAGTTCATGGACGTTGGGGTATACAAGCCATTTTGCATACGCCCCAAAGGCATTATCAGAACGCCTTGCAAGTCCAAGAAGCCTAAACGCAAGTGTTGCAGTTGTAGCAGGTGTTGCATCCGTCACACTGGAGAGGAGCCACCCCGACACGTACCCGTTGTTGGTACCCGACTTGAGGATCGTATTCAGGCCAATCTCTGTTGCAGCCAACTGGGTACCATTGGAATTTTCCTGCACCTCAAAGATGAGGTCCGGACTATCGGCAACAAGGGCATACCAATCAATGGACTGCGCTGCTGCCGGACGGACCGTACTGTCGAGGTTTGAGGGGTTGAACAAACCGGCCTCAGAGGTACCGAGACCAAGGATCACACCACGGATGGCACCAGTACCACCATAGATGGTGATACCAGGCACACCATTCGCATCACCGCTACCGCTGCTGATTACCGGATCACCGATGGCATAACCATTAGTGTCGGCGGCAGCAATCTGGTAGATATTACCCTGACCATTAAACGGCGCCCCCGTGATATGCTTGACAGGGGACAATCCGCTTGGGCGATTTGCATTTGCCATGTTTGCGGGCCTATGTTAGTTTTTCCGAGTTAGGAGGTTTGTATCTGCTTTCTTTAGGTACCTATTACCTGCGTCCACTTTTGTCTCTTGACCATCCTGACTCACACCTATCTTCCCGCCTTTCAGGGCATCTACCGTTTGATCTACCTGTTCCCCCAACAATCGCTGGGAGTAGTTGTACAACTCAATGGGGCATTTCATGAGGTATAGACGGCCTGGCTGGCCATTTACACCTACATCATCGCCACTAATTACAGACACTCGACTACCGAGGTCCGTTCCCTTGTT